TTTCGTGACATTACTGGTTTTTAAACCGTATGGCTTACATGTATAGCTGTTACCAACTATACAAATATACCATACCCTCCCAACATCGTCCCTTTAATAAGGACGTGAGGGATCTTTCTCAACTTTACCCCAGTTAGCTCAGGCATCATATGTTTCAGTTTGGGTTTTCATCCCATACTTTACATAAGTACCTTGGTCTAACTGTTTTAATTCTGAGAAAGTCAATGAATAATTATAGGATATTAAATCGATAGCATCTTTGGTATAAGAATATGATGATTCTCCAATAGAAGAACCATACATAATCTCATCCATTGAGTTTATCTTTTTAAATCCTAAATTAAATATTTTTCCAGTATTAAGTAATTCGAGAGTTTTATTTCTCTCCTTACCAAATACATGGTCAATATTTAACATCAATAATTCTTTGGATTTATCTCTATAATTAGTCGAATTAACGGCTCATTTAGAGACTCTATCCTTGTAATTATTGATATAATTATTCACTCCTTTGAAAAGAGGATGGAATCTTAGATCATTTGGATCATCAATATCTATATTTTCACAATTATAGATTAATTTTTGACCCAAAAGAGCTAATTCTTTCATACTCTTTTCGACGGATTTTCCAATTCCCTGAGAAATGACATCATCAAAAGTTTGATGAATTAAATCATTTCCAGGGATCACAAAACTTTCATTTGTTATATTCAACGCTAGCATCTCTCTAAGAGAGTCTATCGTTGCATATCCAAATGCAAAGTCTAGTGACTTATGGAAAACCTTCATTTTCATCCTGAATCTAGAATTATCAAATTTAATTGATAATTTCTTATTCAGACCTTTGTAAAGTGAAGAAACAATCTGGTTTAAATTCCTTGAAGAACTTAAAAAGTTCCCTTTGACCTTGAAAAAGTCATAAAGGGTAACCATTACTATGAAAGGATTATTAATATTATTAATAATTCCATTCATTGGTAATCCAGTTATCTCTTTTCCTTTACTGATTCATCTTTTTGCAAATTCATATGTATCTTTCGATACATGCGTTTTTGCATCAGATAAATCAACACCTAAATGATTCATTCACCTTTTATACATTTTGGCAACTTTATCGTTTTTTATAACGATATCGTCACCCAAGATTATATAATCGGTGAATTTATCATAACCACATAGTTTTGCACATCAGTGCACAACTAAATGGTGAGTTAGGGTAAAGGCTGCTCAAGAAGAATATGCACCCATTGGTTGACCTACTGAATATTTCAGTATGTTACCATTTGGTGCAACAAATTCTCTTGAAGATAGTATTTCATTTCATCCATCAGAGAGATCTTTATCAAAAATGATTGATAATAATCTTCTTTGTAATGAAATGGGAAACCTATCTGTAGCAGATGATAAATCCAGTGATCAGAAGTTTTCACCATCATCCTTTCATTCATTGAATGGATCTTGGGTATAAGTCCTATCACATGGAAGTTTATGAAGTAAATTCATAATCTTCATGTGAATAGGTTTAAGGAAAAGTTGTGTATAATAATCTATTATAGCAACTATTCTTAACTTACACTCAGGATCATAAATGAATGAAAGTTTTCCAAGTTTTTCTGTTTTAAGGTTTTTACCTTTTTCTCAGTTAAACTTGTATGATTGTGAAAAATAATCTTGTCCTGCTTGGTCAGTAATTTTAAATATACTGGCCATCAAATCATAGGAATAGCTGAAAAGTGTCTTCATGGCACTTTTCGTAGCTTTACCTACAGGTCCAGCCTTATTTGATATATAGATATTCTCTATATCAAATTTAGGCTTTCCTGTAAATAACCTATTATTTGATACGAATTCTTTAATAAAACCGGTCGGAATTATTTTATTAATTCTACCCGGTTTTGTTATAGATTCGTAATCAGGAACAAGTTTATCTCTTTCTTTTCCTGTAAGAGTAAATGATCTGGTAATTGTTAGGATTGAAAACATTAGTTTTCTCTCCTCTAAATTACCAGATGATAACTCTTTAAGGAAAGAAAGAGCTTTTGGTCACCCGTCAGGATCTATACCTATTTTCATCTTGTTAGTATATAATGGATGTCCACAGATGTATCTAGTACAATGTAATCTACATTGTTTAAGGTACTTTGTGGCATGTATTATACCCTGATTTTTAATCAGGTTATTAACAAAGATGAAGTAGGGATCTAGATACTTTCTTGAATTAATGTTAGGATAAAGAAGAGAAAATAATTTTATTGTTATTTTTTCATTTATTCTTTTCATTAATTTATTAAGTGTCATCCTGGCTCAAGTTCACAGGTGCAGGGCAACCTGGCAAATCATGAATTTGCTTGGAAGCATCACGGGTCTAATATAAGATTAGACCTAGCTAAAGAACTTACAAGAATCTGTATTACAGATTACTTCATTGGAATTAAACCTGGGTATCCTGAAATTAAACGGGATACGGGGTAAGACCCAGTAATGCTACGAGAGTAG